AATTTTATTACAATCAAATATGAACATCAAGGAAACGAAGAAACGTATAATCCAAGCTGGGCACAAAGCAGTTGAAGAACTTATTAAAGTAGGTGAAGAAGCTATTGTCACTGACTCTGAAGATGATTTAACAGCTGATAAGTTAAAGAATGCCGCAGCTTCTAAAAAATTAGCTATATTTGACGCATTTGAGATACTTAACAGAATTGAAGAAGAAGAAAACTTGCTTGAGGGTAAAACACCTGAAGAGGCAAAGGAAAAAACTTTTAAAGGATTCGCAGAAAGTAGATCTAAGTAATGTACGAGCAAAATTTAGTTAAGACAGTTGAACCAGTTAAGAAGACTACTATTAGTAGGCTTAATAAAGGTAAGAAGTGGAAATACGGCTACGATAAAGAACACGACATTATAGTGTTATCTCATAACGGTCAAATAGGTGAGATAATAGAAATACAAGGACTAGTTATTGCGTTACCAAAAGCTCCTAAAGAAATATACAAAGATCCAAAGAACAAATGGGTGAAATTCGAGTATCCCAAGGAGTTGCAGAGAATTAAAAATATATTCGATTGGAGGAATTATCCGGAAAGCAGTAAAGAAAAATGGTACGATTATATAGACGAGGAATTTAAAAGAAGGGAGGAAGGATTCTGGTTCACAAATAATGGTAAACCAACCTGGATAACAGGTACGCAGTACATGTACTTGCAATGGAGTAAGATTGATGTAGGTGCTCCAGATTTTAGAGAGGCAAACAGATTGTTTTATATATTCTGGGAAGCTTGCAAGGCAGATAAAAGATGTTATGGAATGTGCTACCTTAAAAATAGACGTTCTGGATTTTCTTTCATGTCGTCAGCGGAAACGGTTAATTTAGCCACTCTTGCAAGTGATAGTAGATTTGGTATATTATCTAAAACTGGATCAGATGCGAAGAAGATGTTTACAGACAAAGTGGTTCCTATATCAATTAACTATCCATTCTTTTTTAAACCTATACAAGATGGTATGGATCGTCCTAAGTCCGAGCTTGCTTATCGTGTACCTGCTAGTAAGTTTACACGGAAGAAGATGTCAGCTACAGATGGGTTGGAGGAAATCGAGGGTTTGGACACGACAATTGACTGGAAAAACACTGGGGACAATAGTTATGATGGTGAGAAACTAGCATTACTAGTTCATGATGAATCTGGTAAATGGGAGAGACCCGATAATATTTTAAATAACTGGAGGGTTACAAAAACATGTTTACGATTAGGTAGTAGAATTATCGGTAAATGCATGATGGGCTCGACTTCAAACGCTTTAGATAAAGGTGGAGAAAACTTTAAAAAATTATACAATGCCTCAGATGTCACGAGAAGAAATAGAAATGGTCAGACAAAGTCTGGCTTATACTCTCTTTTTATCCCAATGGAATGGAACTATGAAGGATTTATTGACGAGTATGGAATTCCAGTCTTTACTAACCCTGATATCGACAGACTTACACCAGACGGTGAATTAATAGATGTAGGTGTAATAGATAATTGGCAAAATGAAGTAGATGGTTTAAAAGACGATCAAGACGCTTTAAACGAATTTTATCGTCAGTTTCCAAGAACTACAGAGCATGCTTTTAGAGACGAGACTAAAAATAGTATATTTAACTTGGTTAAATTATACGAGCAGATAGATTACAACGAAGAGATGACCAGAACTTTAGGAGTTACAACAGGTAATTTTCAATGGGTTAATGGGATTAAAGATTCTCAAGTTATATTTTATCCAGATCCAAAAGGAAGATTTAAAGTTAGCTGGGTTCCACCTCAACAACTGCAAAATAGAGTTGTACTTAAAAATGGTATTAAATATCCTGGTAACGAACATATGGGCGCTTTTGGTTGTGATAGTTACGATATATCAGGTACAGTGGATGGAGTTGGATCAAAAGGAGCTTTACACGGTCTAACTAGATTCAGTATGGAAGATGCTCCGGCTAACAGTTTCTTTTTAGAATACTTGTCTAGACCACCAACAGCCGAGATGTTCTTTGAGGACGTTCTAATGGCTTTAGTATTTTACGGGATGCCTATACTCGCGGAGAACAATAAACCTCGTCTCTTGTACTATCTGAGACGTAGAGGATATAGAGGGTTTAGTATGAATAGACCTGATAAAATATGGAACAAACTATCTGTCGCAGAAAAAGAAGTAGGCGGTATACCTAATTCCTCAGAAGACATTAAACAAGCACACGCAGCAGCAATCGAGATGTATATACAAGATCACGTTGGAATGAAGCAAGACGGAACATTTGGTGATTTATATTTCAATGAACTATTAAACGATTGGGCAAGGTTTGATATAAACAAAAGAACAAAGCATGATGCATCGATAAGTTCTGGTTTAGCTATTATGGCTAACAACAGGCATTTATATGCACCAAATGCTAAGGTTGAAAAACAACCACTAAATATAAACATTTCCAAGTATAGTAATACTGGAAGCAATTCACAAATAATCAAATAATAAATATGGCAGAGTCTGGCATTAAAAGTTATTTCCCGAGTCAAACAGTTAGTGATGCTGAAAAGCTAAGCTATGATTATGGTTTGAAAGTAGGTAAAGCAATAGAGCAAGAGTGGTTTAATAATGATAGAAGTAACGGTAGGTATAGATCTAATCACAATGATTTTCACAATTTAAGGTTGTACGCTAGAGGCGAGCAATCTATTCAAAAGTATAAGGATGAGTTGTCTATAAACGGTGATTTATCCTATTTAAATTTAGACTGGAAACCAGTTCCAATTATATCTAAGTTTGTTGATATAGTTGTAAACGGTATAGCTGAAAGAACATACGATATAAAAGCCTTCTCACAATCTCCAAATGGTGTTGATAAGAGAACTGATTACATGGAGAAGATTATAAGGGACATGAGAATGAAAGATTTTGACGCGGAACTTGAGGGAGAGATTGGCGTTGATTTGAGTGAGAGCAATATTGAGGAGCTACCTACGTCTGACGAAGAACTTGGGTTACACATGCAGTTAACTTACAAGCAAGCTGTGGAATTAGCTGAAGAACAAGCTTTAAACGTATTATTTGAAGGTAGTAACTACGAGTTGATAAAGAAAAGGTTTTATTATGATCTAACTGTTTTAGGTATAGGTGCTGTTAAAACAAGCTTTAATACATCTGAGGGTGTTACTGTAGATTATGTTGATCCTGCTAATTTAGTTTACTCCTATAGTGACTCGCCTTATTTTGATGATATTTATTATGTTGGTGAAGTTAAATCGATTCCAGTAAACGAGTTAGCAAAACAATTTCCTCATCTATCAGAGACTGATCTTGAGGATATAATGAAAAACAAAACATTTAATAGAAATAATAACACAACAAGATTCTCATCAGACAAGGAGGATAACAACACTGTTCAGGTTTTATACTTTAACTATAAGACTTACATGAATGAGGTTTACAAGGTTAAAGAAACCGCTACTGGGGCGGACAAGATTATACCAAGAGATGATCAATACAACCCACCGAGTGATATGGAGGGTGGTTATGGCAGAATGTTAAGGTCTATAGAGTGTCTTTACGATGGAGCTATGATTTTAGGTACTGATAAATTACTTAAATGGGAGATGGCTAAAAACATGATGCGCCCAAAAAGTGATTATACTAAAGTTAAAATGAACTACTCTATAGTTGCGCCAAGAATGTATAACGGTAAAATAGATTCATTAGTAAAACGTGTGACTGGTTTTGCTGATATGATACAGTTAACACACCTTAAACTACAACAGGTAATGTCAAGGATGGTTCCTGACGGCGTTTATTTAGACGCTGACGGTTTAGCTGAGGTTGATTTAGGTAACGGAACAAACTATAATCCACAAGAAGCTTTGAATATGTTCTTTCAAACTGGATCCGTGATAGGAAGGAGCTTCACGTCAGAAGGAGACATGAATCCAGGAAAAGTACCTATTCAAGAAATTACATCTGGGTCTGGTGGTAATAAAATGCAAGCGCTAATTGGGACATATAATTACTATCTACAAATGATAAGAGATGTAACCGGGCTTAACGAAGCTAGAGACGGTAGTATGCCAGATAAAAATGCTTTGGTTGGTGTTCAAAAACTAGCTGCAGCAAACTCAAACACAGCGACAAGACATATATTACAAGCGGGATTATTTTTAACAGCACAAACAGCCGAATGTTTATCGCTTAGAATATCTGATGTTATAGAGTATTCGCCTACTAAAGACGCTTTTATCCAAGCCATAGGAGCTCACAATGTAGCAACTTTAGAAGAGATGTCCGAGTTACACTTGTATGACTTTGGTATTTTTATAGAATTACAACCAGATGAAGAGGAAAAAGGAAGGTTAGAAAACAATATACAGATGGCGTTGCAACAAAAAAGCATTGAGCTAGAAGATGCTATTGATCTTAGAGAAATACGCAATGTTAAACTAGCAAACCAATTGTTAAAGATAAGAAGAAAAAAGAAAGAATCTAGAGACAGGAAGTTGCAAATGGAAAACATACAAGCGCAAACACAGTCTAACGCTCAAGCAGCTCAAGCAGCAGCTCAAGCAGAGGTTCAAAAAGAACAAGCTTTACTACAAGGTAAGGTTCAGTTTGAGCAAATGAAAGCTGAGATTGAAGCTGGTAAAATGCAACAAGAGGTTGTGCTTAAAAAAGAGCTTATGGCTCTAGAGTTCCAATACAACATGCAGCTTAAAGGCGTTGAAGTTGATGGCGTAAAGGATAGAGAAAAACAAAAAGAAGATCGTAAAGACGAAAGAACAAAAATACAAGCATCTCAACAAAGCGAGATGATCGAGCAAAGAAATAGTGGAAAACCACCTAAAAACTTTGAGTCCGCAGGTAATGATATACTAGGTGGGGGATTTGATTTAGGTTCGTTTGACCCTAGTTAGAATTTATTAATTATTATATTATATCATGGAAGAAAAAGATGAAAATGTAGTCGAAGAGACTACTCAAGAAACGACTGAACAAGTTGATGAAAGTAAATTTGAATCCGCTGGAGACGACAGCGTAATGAAGGTAGATTTAAGTAAACCCCCAACACCAAAAGAAGATGAAGTTAAAGAAGATAACGCTGACGACAGCGGAGTGGTTGCAGAGTCTGAAAATGCCGAGTCCGCACAAGAACAAGAAGAAGTACAACCGGAAGCTGAAACACAAGAAACTCCAGTATTAGAAGAAATTACTGAAGAAGAAGTTGAAGAGGTTGAAGAACAAGTTGAAGAAGCTATAGCAGAAGCTGAAGCTACTGGAAAACCATTACCAGAGAATATTCAAAAGTTAATGGACTTTATGGAAGAAACTGGTGGAGATTTAAGTGATTATGTAAAGCTTAACCAGGATTACAGTAAATTAGACGATCAAAGTCTATTATACGAGTATTACAAGCAAACAAAACCTCATTTAGATAACGAAGAAATTAACTTCCTTATGGAAGACACATTCTCTTACGACGAAGATGTAGACGACGATAGAGATATACGTAGAAAGAAATTAGCGCTTAAAGAGCAAGTTGCCAGCGCTAAAAGCCACCTAGACGGGCAAAAGTCTAAATACTATGATGAGATCAAAGCTGGAAGCAAACTTACGGGCGAGCAACAAAAGGCAATTGATTTCTTTAATAGGTACAACAAAGAATCAGAAGCAACTCAAAAAACAGTTAAAACGAACTCTGATATTTTTACACAGAAAACAAACAATGTTTTCAACGACAAGTTCAAAGGTTTTGAATATAACGTCGGTGACAAGAAATACAGGTTTAATGTAAACAATGTTGAAGAGGTCAAGGATATCCAAAGCGATTCAAATAATTTTATGGCAAAGTTTGTCGATAAAAATTCTACTTTGATAGACGCCAAGGGTTATCATAAATCTCTATACACAGCAATGAATGCAGATGCTGTTGCGAAACACTTTTATGAACAAGGAAAAGCAGATGCTATGAAAAATAGTATTGCTAAGGCCAAAAACGTTGACATGAACCCAAGACAAAGTCATGGGAAAATTGAAGCAGGTGGTATAAAGTTCAAAGTGTTAGGTGATAATTCTTCTGATTTTAAGTTTAAAATTAAAAACAAATAACAATTTAAAAAAAATTAATTATGGCAATTACAGGCGTGGTGGCTGCTGGATATACAGCGGCTCCACTAAAACAAACACTTGCGACTAACTACATCGACTTTACTGCTGATGGAAATGGATGGGCGCAACAATATTTACCAGATCTTATGGAAGCGGAAGCTGAAGTATTTGGTAATAGAACAATTTCAGGTTTCTTAGCACAAGTAGGTGCTGAAGAAGCTATGTCTTCTGATCAAGTAGTATGGTCAGAGCAAGGTAGATTACACTTATCGTATAAAGCTGTTGCTTTAACGGCATCCTCAACAACTGGAACATTAACTTTTGACGCTGGTACTCAAGATGCTGATGGTAAATCAGTAACAAGTACAACTTCGGCTATACTTCATGGTATTAGACCGGGTGACATGATTTTAGTATCAGACGCCGATGCAACTGCAAGAGGTTACGTTACTGCTGTAGGAGCTGTTGATGGTTCAACTGCAGCTAACTCTGGTAAAGTTACTTGGGAACGTTATGACGGTGCAAACATTGCTTCTAGCTCTTTAGCTGCTGGTGATGTATCTGTATTAGTTTACGGTTCTGAATACGCAAAAGGTGTTGAGGGTAGAGCTGGTGCTAACGCACCATCTTTTCAAACTAGAACTAACAAGCCAATTATCTTAAAAGATAAGTATGAGGTTTCAGGTTCTGATGCTTCTCAAATTGGTTGGGTTGAAGTTTCTGGTGAAGACGGACAAAATGGTTATATGTGGTACTTAAAAGCTGCTGGTGACACTAAAGCTCGTTTCGCTGATTACTTAGAGATGGCAATGTTAGAATCTGTTGATGCGGCTGCGGCTGGTACTACAAGTGGTGGTCACAATGGTGGTAAGATATCAGGTACTGAAGGTTTATTTGATGCTTTAGAAACTAGAGGTAATGTTGCTAACGCAATGACTGCTATGGCAGATTACGATGAGTTAATAGCTGAGCTTGATGCTAATGGTGCTATTGAGGAGAACATGATGTTTTTAGATAGAACTACTAGCTTGCAGTTAGATGATATCTTAGCTGCTCAAAACTCTTACGGTTCTGGTGGTACTTCTTACGGAGTATTCAACAATTCTGAAGATATGGCTATTAACTTAGGTTTTACTGGTTTCAGAAGAGGTTCTTATGACTTCTACAAATCTGATTTCAAATACTTAAATGATGCTTCTACTAGAGGTTTAATCAACAGTACTGATGCAACTAATGCAATACGTGGGGTATTGATTCCTGCGGGAGTTTCTTCAGTTTATGACCAAAATTTAGGTAAAAACCTAAAGAGACCTTTCTTACATGTAAGATATAGAGCTTCTAACTTAGAAAGTAGAAAGATGAAATCTTGGACTACTGGTTCAGTTGGAGCTGTTACTTCTGATTTAGATGCAATGGAAATGCATATGCTTTCTGAAAGATGTTTAGTTACTCAAGGTGCTAACAACTTTGTATTATTCAAAGGAGCTACTTCATAAGCACTTATTATTTTAAAGAGACTGGGATTGATTTCCCAGTCCCTTTATTTTTTTTAATTTATATTATATTATATTATGGCAAAAAAACAAAAAACAGAAAAGGCTGTAGAGCCTTTAATAGAAAAAGACTTCGAAGAAGTTGAAACACCGGTTATGGAAATACCAAAACCAAAAAGAAAAGATCCAGTTAATAAAACTATTAATAACTGGGAAATTAAAGATAGAATTTACAGGTTGTCGGGCAACAAGCAACCGCTTTCGCACTGGTTTAAAAGCAAAGGTTTATATTGGTTTGACGAAAATCTAGGTTACGAAAGAGAAATAATGTATGCTGAAAATCAAAAAACAGTCTTCGTAGATGAGATGAAAGGAGATGTTCTTAGAGGAAGAATTATTTTTAGAAACGGAATACTTAGTGTTCCTAAAAACAAAGTTACTCTTCAAAAAATGTTATCTAAATACCACCCACAAAGCGGTAAGTCTTGGTTTGAGGTTTCTGAAAAGAAACAAGCAATAAATGATTTAGAGTTTTTAAACGTAGAGCTAGATGCAATGATAATGGCTAGGCAGATGGATGTTGATTTAGCAGAAGCTGTTATGCGTGTAGAGTTAGGCTCTAAGGTATCAGAGATGAGTTCTAAGGAGCTTAAAAGAGATGTGCTGTTGTATGCTAGGGCCAACCCAGAGTTGTTCTTAGAGTTAGCAAATGATGACAACGTCGTGCTTAGAAACTTTGGTATTAAAGCAACTGAAATGGGGATATTAAAATTATCTTCTGATCAAAGAACTTTCTCATGGGGTTCTAATGATAGAAAGTTAATGAATGTTCCGTTTGATGAACACCCTTATTCAGCTTTAGCCGCTTGGTTTAAAACTGATGAAGGAATGGAGATTTACTCCAATATTGAAAAAAGATTAAATTAATCTAACTGTAGATGCGGTCGCTCTACGGGGGCGATCGTAAACTACAAATTAAAAAGAAATTATGGTAAGAGTAGATGATGTTTATCAAAAAGTTTTAGCGATAGCTAACAAAGAACAGAGAGGTTATATAACACCCCAAGAGTTCAACTTGTTTGCTGATCATGCACAAAAAGATATTTTTAGGCAGTATTTTTATGATTTAGAGCAATTTGAAAGAAGAGCTGGTAGTGACATAGTTGGATTAATAAATCATAAAATTCAGCCGTTTGAATCCGGGAATATAGTCGTTTCGCATGGAACTACACTTCCTTTGAATACATATAAAATTGATGATGCATATATCGATTTACCGGGAGAAGAAAGAACTATACTTCAAAGAATTAACAGAGATGAGGTGATGAGTATTAAAGCTGCTCCTTTTTTACGAAACTCTCTAGCGCCATCCTACTACGTATATAATAACACATTTTATACTATGGCTTCTAATCCGCCTATTAATAGCACTTACAATGTTATATTAACAAGAAACCCTATACCACCTAACTGGACGTATGTAATAGTCGGTGAATCCGCTATGTTTGACGATTTAGTTCCTGGATTTCAGGATTTTGAATTACACTCCTCAGAAGAAGCATTACTTGTAATAAAAATATTACAATTAGCGGGCATAAACATAAAAGATCCAGCTTTAGTTCAAATAGCCTCTCAAGAAGAGATGAAAAAAACACAACAAGAAAAACAATAATAAATGGGATTATTAGACGGCCAAACTCACAAGGAATATTATCAAGGCAATGATTATGGTAATTATCAATTTACATCTTTAAAAGATATTATAAACCAATTTATGTTTGTTTATGTTGGTGAGAATAAAATAATACCCAAAGCAAGTAGAATTGATGTTGCTTTCCACGCTCAAAGAGCTTTACAAGAACTTTCTTTTGACACTTTTAAATCCGTTAAATCCCAGCAAATAGCCTTACCACCAACATTGGTTATGCCACTTCCTCATGATTATGTGAATTACACAAAATTATCTTGGGCGGATTCAGCTGGAATAAAACATCCTTTATACCCAACAAACTCTACTAGCAACCCATTTCAAGTAATGCAGGAGGACGATGGTGAGTATTCTTTTCCTGAAGAACTAGAGCTAGTTGTTAATGGTGATTGGACAGCGCCTACTAACGCTGGTAATAAACCAGCCGCACCTTGGTATAGAAATTCCATTCCACAAATTGGTAACTTTACGGAAATCTATGCAAATTACACAGCGGCAAACGAAGAGTTAGCTTTTTTTCATAGAACTAGAACTAGTCATGGTGACACTAGCGGTTGGGGTCATGCTATGGCTTGTTGGCAGCAAATAGACGTTAGCGATCAAGATTACGTAGATATATCTGCCACTGGAACCGCTGTAGATATGACAAATGGTCCTGGTGTTTTAAGGTTTGGATTGACTACGGTTTCAAACTTTTCAAACACTAAAAACTTAAACAGCCAAATATATTCTTCTTCAGGTGTTAATCATTTACCAGAAACCTTTAATCTTACAGCACCTGACGGTGTTGGTAGTTATATAGAGTGGAGATCAAGTGATGGCACGGGAGTTTCGAAAGAATTACTGAAGGTAGACGTTAAAGCATATAATCAAGTTTATGTTTTAATTGTATCTTATCAAGAATTTTCAGGTGTAAATGATACGTTAACAAAAACTAACATTATAGATAATGTATCTGTGACCAATAGTTATGCTAGCACAAAACTACAACCAGCGGTTGGTAACGAAACAGAGTCTTCTACTTGGAACAGCTACAAAGCGGGTACTCCATCTGAAAACCAAGACGATTATCAAGATGATACTTATTGGCCAGCGGACGGATCAAGATATGGGTTAGATCCTCAACATGCGCAAGCTAATGGATCGTTTTATATAGATCCTAGATTAGGAAGAATACATTTTTCATCTAATATTTCAGGAAAAACTGTGATCTTAGATTATATAAGTGATAGCCTTGGTACGGATTCGGAAATGCAAGTTCATAAATTTGCTGAAGAAGCTATGTATAAGTATATTTCTCATGCTATAATATCTACGTCTTCTTATGGCCAGCAGTTAGTACCTAGGTTTAAGAAAGAGAAGTTTGCGGCAATTAGACAAGCAAAATTAAGGTTGTCTAGTATCAAGTTAGAAGAACTTACTCAAGTTTTAAGAGGTAAGTCGAAACAAATAAAACATTAATAAGTATGCCAGAAGTTAGACATAATTTTACCGGGGGTAAAATGAATAAGGATCTTGACGAAAGACTAGTACCAAACGGACAATACCGACACGCTTTAAACGTTGAGGTTTCTACGTCTGAAGGGTCTGATGTTGGTACTGTTCAAAACATTCTTGGAAACAAAAGAGTGGATACTTTAGTTGGATCAGACTTTAACTGTGTTGGTAGTATTGCTGACGAAAAAAATAACAAACTATATTGGTTTATATCTAAATATGATAAAGACGTAATATTAGAATATGATATTGACCACGATATAGCTTCGCCTGTTTTAGTAGATAAAAAAGGAGGTACTAATAAAGCTGTTTTAAAGTTTTTTGGAAACACAATAACGGGTATAAATATTATTGATGGTTTATTATTTTGGTCAGACAATAAGGGTGAACCAAAAAAGATAAACATAAAAAGATGTAAAGAAGGGACAGCAAATATAAATACCCACACACAATTAAGTTTTGGTAATAATAGTTTTACTGGTATTGCTGTGGAATACACCCTTAACCTCAAAAACCCTAGTGATGGTGCTTATGGTTTTTTAAAAGAATACCACCCACCATTCACTTCTATAGAAAAAAGACCTAAAATTGGGCAATATTCCACATACGAAAGAAGAAAGCTGGCAGCCGCCGTTGGTGTTGATTTTAATAATTTTGTAGATGCTTACGGAAACATAAAAGATGCAAATAATAACATAGCAGGTTCAATAGCCAACGACAATGCGACTTCAAATTCTTTTGATGCCAATGGTGATTCAAGCACTGGGAATTTATTAGGATACTCAGGTGGCGGATACGAGTTTAAAGCAAGGCACTATAGAGACGGTGAGCTTTTAGGTGGTAAAACGATTCGGGCTTATGATAATAAAAACGGTCTACATCTTAGATATAAGTCCGGCTATACTGAAAAAGACTTTAAAGTTGGAGATGTTATTTTTGCTGAAAACACAAAGTTAGATATAGAAGAAAAACACATAACAGTCATAAAGCCAAAACCTTTAAAAGCTCCTTCTGTAAAAATAAACTACAAAGAACAAACAAAAACAACAAATAAAAAACCAAATTTATTTGAAGAACAATTCCCTAGATTTTCTTACAGATACAAATACGTGGACGGAGAATTTTCCGCATTTGCCCCTTTTACAGAACCTGTATTTAATCCTCAATACACACAAAATACTGACAAAACTGCTGATGGCAGCGTTTTACACAGTAAAGATGATATATACGATATAAAAGATCCTAAAAACAAAGCAATGGTTAACGCTATTCACTCTGTAGATTTGATGGACTTTATAACTATAAATACACCAGAAGACGTTGTTGAGGTTGATTTACTATATAAAAAAGAAGATTCACCAATTATATATTCCATAGGTACAGTTAAACACACTGATTTTGAGTGGCACGTTTCTGCCTTTAACCACGAGCATGGACAAAGCTTTGTAGGTGGTCAGGGTAGATATAATGAAAACATAATTAACTCTAGAACTTGGATGCCTGCTGCTGATGGTGGTTATAACTCAGGTAAATACACTGTTAAAAATGAAAATATTTACGCAGCTTTACCAGCCAACCAGTTGCTTCGTCCTTGGGATAATGTTCCTAGAAAAGCTTTAGCACAAGAGGTTAGTGGTAGCAGGATTATTTATGGTAACTATTTGCAAAACTATACTGTAGGGTCCACACCAAAAGTGTTTGTAGATTACACTGATAGAAAGAAAACTGTTGGAAGTTTTGACGTTAAAGGACTACCATCAATAAAATCTCAAAGAAATTATCAACTAGGGGTTATATATTGCGATGAGTTTGGTAGAGAAACACCTGTTTTTACATCAAATAGTGCGGCTGTTAATATTCCTTGGGCAGAAAACGATGGTACTAAAAATGCTAGTAAATCAAATCAAATTATTGCTAGTGTTGATAGTAATTTTCCAGCGTGGGTTGATTCAATAAAGTTCTTTGTAAAAGAAAATAGTGGAGAGTACTACAATCTAACTATGGAACGCGCTTGGACGGGTAAAAGTACTTATGAGCTAGATAATTCAGAAGGGCATTTATGGATGTCGTTCCCATCGTCTGATAGAAACAAGATATCAAAAGAAGATTCTATAATCTTAAAAAAGAAAATAGGTGTTGGGGAAGAACAAATTAGTTTTGAAAACAAATTTACTGTTATTGACATTCAAGACGAAGCTCCAGAGGCTATAAAATATGAGTTGGTTAATTTAGGTACCTCAGCAAATGACACAAACGACATACTAACCGTTGATGGTACGTATGATAAACTTTTTCATTATTCTAACAATCGCCCAGATAAAATGCAAGATACTATTTGTCTTGATGTCTCGAGCTGGAGAGAGGGTGGTGGAGGTTTTGGAGACGACATCATACCTGGTGGAGTAGATGCTAATACACCTCCAGATAACTTATACTTATCCTGGTTTCGTAATGGTGGAGCGTCTTCTTCAAAATACCATGTTACTGGTGGTTGGAATAGTGGTGGTACTTATGTTTTAAAACTAAATAGAGATATAACCGAAAAAGATGCTAATATAGCTCACGTGGACGGCACTGCGATAGATTCTCAAAATGAAACTCACGTTCACCAAGATTTGGTTTTACAAGTAGAGAAAAAAGTAGCAAAAGATGATGAAAATTTCTCAGGACAGTTTTTTGTTAAAATATCAAAAAACCATATAACAAGTATAGTAGAAACTGGTAATGAATTAAGTAATTTAGATAAGTTTGAGGTAATGGCTGATTATGGTGTTTGGCATTGGAAAGATGATCACACCAACGGCACGCAGAATAACACCGCGAGTGGCGGTTGGTCATTTGCATTTCAAGGTGGAGCTCCTTATGGTCTAACAAACTACTCTGGAGATGAAACACACCACGACAGTACTAACAATATACAAAGCGCTGGAGGTAATAACAATAATACCAATGCTCTTGGTGGTACCGCTAGGCTAACCGATTGGCATGAAATGTGGGAGAATATTTTGGGTGAACTAGATGGTAAACCAAGATGGTTTATAGATGCAATGCACATGGCGTCTGGACAAAGTGATGAAAGTGATTACGCGAAATATAATTGTGTAACTTGGGCTGGATCCACGTTTAACCCAAGCCTACCGTTAAGTAATGATAATTTAAATAAAGCTTGGAGTTACCCACCGTTAAAAAAATGGTTTACAGAGGTTACTGAAAATGAAATCGAAGTAGATGGTAGCGAGGGTAATTATTTTACAAATGACGATCCTGCTAGCACTGTATCAACATCAAACCTGTTAGACTCTCATGAAAACTGGTTGGTTTATGACGAGAGTTTAGATGCAAGTGGGGATGTTATAGGTAACGTTGGGTTGCAAATCGATGGTTGGGTTGGTGTCCCGCAAAATGTTAGTAGGGTAAATTATCCGCAAACTACAACAGGCAACCTAAAAAAAGCTGAAAACCACATCAATGGTTTAGAAGGTTTAGTAACAACGAACGAATACCACACTACTGGACCTAGAAGATGGATGAGTGGTTTTAATGGTACTGAATATGGAAATGGCGAAGATACCAGAACATACTCTAGTACTGGTGATGAAACTGAAAAGCATTTCATGCACTTGTCTTTCTTTGCGCCGGGTAAAGATTTACACGATAATACTTGGCATTTTGATGAGCCGACTCTATATGGTAAAAATACTTGGATGGATAACTTACAGGGCATATGGGGTGGTGGTGTTTTTACGGGAACATCTAAAAATCAAAAGTTTGGTGATGACGATGACGACGCGCTTAAGCATTTCCACCTAGCTATGGAGGGAAATTACGCTGACGGAGAGGATAACGATCACCAAGTGTATAGCACGCCGCCTGGACCTGGCTCTGGTTTTGGATATGACTTAGATTACAGAGAGCTGCATGAAAGACAATGGGATCCTACGTTTAACTCTGAAAACGATCCAGAAAATAGAATACGTGATTTTATAAGAAACCTACACGCAGGATCAAAGTTTAGATTTAACTTCAAAGCACCGGGTGGCGCGGGTGAAACCCCTACACTTGACGACGCTGTCTATACTATCAAAAAAGTTCATGTAAAAAAACTTTATAACCACACTTCTTGGAGAACACCTCACAATCAATTTTTTTACGCTAACGGTGGGTATGTTTGGGATGACCCGAGTGTAGCGCACGACGCTTATAACAGCGTGGAAGATATGGCTTTGATTTGGTTAAACAATGTTAAAGCAGACGGAGAGCACACAACATCTATGACTGATACTTTGGCCTCTGCTTATGGTAATACTCAGCAGGAGAATTTTAAAAAGAAAATTGTAGATTTTGGAGCGGCTCATAATAGAAGAGTTTGTTATATAATTGAATTAGATAAAAATCCGGCTAATAGTACTTCTAGCATGGGTAATCCATTGTACCCCAATGGAGCGGGAAATACCGACACCATGTCTGCAGATTTAGACGCTGACAACTACACTCACATAGAGTTTTTAGATCCCGTACAAGATGTTGTATTAAAAGATTTAAGTAAGTTTCCAGCTATATGGGAACTAAGCCCTAAAAAACAAGATGTTGATTTAGACATATATTACGAAGCTAGTAACAACATACCTGTTAGAATTAACAAACACACAAACGAGTTGTTTGCTCCAAAAGGGTGTTTAGTTGAAATGATAAACCCTCCTAACAATCAGAGTTACGGCGATGTTCGCTTGGTAGAGTGGAAGGATAATATAGCTATTTTAGAACCTGGTTTTGACAGGGGTTTTGATGGTGACGAGATTGATTACTCTAACATTAAATTTAAATTTATTAGAAGAGATGGTAGTTATACTGTTGCTAACGCTGGGTTACAACAACTAGTTACCAGTACAACTGGTTACAAAACAAACTTTGTTTTTAAGCAAAATATAGGCGCAAAAATACAGGTTGGTTTAGCTTGGTATAATTGTTTTTCTTTTGGAAACGGTTTAGAATCAAATAGAATACAAGATGGCTTTAACAACATGTTTATAGCGAACGGTGTTAAAGCTTCTACAACAGTGCAAGAAACATATGAAGAAGAACATCGTAAGCACGGTATTATATACTCTGGACTATATAACTCTAACTCTGGTATAAACGATTTAAATCAGTTTATAATGGCAGAGAAGATTACTAAAGACTTGAACCCTACATATGGTAGTATACAAAAACTTTTTAGTAGGGATACTGATTTAATTGCTTTCTGTGAAGATAAAGTATTAAGAATATTAGCAAATAAAGACGCGGTATTTAACGCTGATGGAAATGCTCAGTTAACATCTAATCAAAATGTATTAGGTCAAGCTGTACCGTTTCAAGGTGAGTATGGTATATCTAAAAATCCAGAATCATTTGCCGCAGAATCTTATAGAGCTTATTTTACAGACAAGCAAAGAGGTGCTGTGTTAAGACTTTCAAAAGACGGTTTAACACCTATATCTAAAGCTGGTATGCATGATTGGTTTAGAGACAACCTATCTAAACACACTTCTTTAATAGGTACTTATGACAGTTATAAGGAAAATTATAATATAACACTAGCAAACACTTACACCGAAAACATAATATTCAACACATTTTTTAGGTTAGGTGCTGATAGCGAAACGCTAGATGTTTCGGTTTTAAGCTCTGTTACTGGTGGCGCGCCTGTATCAGGTAGTGATTATAACCACACTTGGCAATCAGCTAACATTTTAACAAGTAATTTATACAATTTTAGTGGAGGAAGCTCTAATGCTATTGATCAAAAGTTCAAGCATACTGTAAAAGTAGTAAACCACCCAGAAATACCAGAAGGTCATTTTCAAGTGGCTTTAAGTGGTTCAGGCCCCATACCAACCGCGGTTATAGCTACACAACAGCAGGTTTTAGAAGGTTATGTGCCCTTTGTTGCAGACGACCCAGATGTTCCATATTCACCAGCTGTATATGATACTTACGATAATCTACCTACAATAGAACATGGTTTTGGGCAAACGCCTATATGGTACGTGCATTATACTAGTGGTATGACTCGAGAGTTTGGTGGAAACGCTTGGTATACTCAAGGACTTGGTATGGTCGCTGGTTCTAAATTTAAAAGAACATTTGCGCCGGGAAATGGGTTTGCTACAACTATAACCGAGAGTAGCACTGGTAGTGCACCTTATTTAACGAATCCATGTGGGATAACTGGGATAACTGGCTGGGCGTCAGGTAACAATCCTTCTGTGGAAAAAACTATACACTTTCCAATAGGTGGTGGCTCTCTCTATCTCACTCAAGCAGATTTAAAAAAATCATCTGGAACTATTACTAAAAATTCAGATACTGGTTATATAGCTTTTGACAGGCCTCACCCAAATGTATCTCACGTTATTATAGAGGATATTGGTAGATCTAACCACGCTAACAATTTCAATATAAATGCTGAGGGTGGTGTAAATAGTGATTATTATTCAAGCGCGTATCCAAACGGTACTAACGCCGCTGCGGACGGTGTACATCATAATTCTTTTTATAATGGAGACGAGTTGCACATTCAAGTAGAACTAAGGTGCTACATGACTTACGAGACTAATGGCCACCAACCCTTTGCCCATTATGGCTACAACACAATATCACCATATATTCAATTACTTGATAGCGGCGTGGTTATACCTTCAAGTAAAATCGTAATGAACCTTACTGATAGTGACTCTCAAGCTAGCAATCCTACTGGCGATAATGATTCTCAATATAAATACTGGCAGTCTCAACCTGGTGAATTTGCTTCTCAAAACATGAACGATTGGACTGGAGATATTGCGAGTAGTAGTCACAGCTCTATCAACGAAGGGGGTTATTTAGTAGCGGCAACGCAAGCAACACACCCATCAACTGGGTATAGTGGCGCGGCTTTTACAACACCAAGATCTATCCCTGGAAACTACCCTAATGGTGACAAGGTGCATGTTAAAAAGTTTTTAGGCGCAGCGGGAGTTGTTTTTCCAAATACATCGAGGATGTATAAAGAAGAACACGTACACTCGACTACATCTTCTTCCGAAGCGTGGCAGGAGTTTCAAGGTGATGGGGCATATGATATGGTTATTGGATTTAGTGTTAAATTTAGAGATGGAAACCAACAGTCTTCTGATGGTAGTGCGATCTCAGCGGATATAATAGAACAGAAGGTAATTGACAATCTTCAAATAAAGATAGGTAATAATTTAGGTCCACACTCATCGATTTACCCATCTAATGTAGCGATACAAAATTCTAGTGGCACAAATACATACACTTTACAAAATAACCCTCTTTGGGAAATAAAATCTGTAAAAGCCATGAAAGGCTTTGGTATAACAGCTCCTCACACTGCTTTTGTTGATAACACTGGTACTGGAAATCCTGGAAACGCAGGTACAACTGTTACTTACTGGGATGACCCAGCGACTACAGGAGTTATTGAAAACTTAACAGCAGCTCAATTAGGTGCTATTTATTCGGGTGCCGCGCCAGATGGTAATGGAAATTATATTGTGAACGCGGCTGCTATAAACCTTTGGAACCAACAAAACCCTAATGGAACCGTATTCCAACAAGACGCTATACCACCAGCAACTGTACCTGCTTTTGTAGAGGTATTACACAGTGGTGAGACTTGGCAGAGAGCTAATCATAACACGGGGTCTAACCATAATAATTGGTATAACACTATGACCGCTAATTACTTTGGTAATAATAGAACGGCTATCCCTAAAGACGCATATAGAACTAGTCAAATTGATGGTACACTCACTAGTACTCAGGTAAATTGGTTTGAACCAGGAGTTGATCCAAGTGGACAAGATCCTCAAGAAGGTAATTACGGAAACAGCTCTAGTACCAATGCTATTCACTCTGACTCTGGTTACTTTAGCAAAACAGGTCTTGTAGATGGTGATGGTAACTCGTTCATACCACCAATAGAAAACTCAACTGGAAGTTTAGGTACTAATGGTTTAGGTTATCATGCGGATTGTACAAAAATACACACTGATTGGGTGGCTGATTATTGGGTGACTTATACAAACTCAAACAGCTCTGCCTCTTACAGTCAGACTTTTCCTTTAAGCGCGGGTGAACAGCTTGAGGTTGGTAAGTGGTACATGGTGGATATTGAGTTGAACGACGAACAACACCCCGGTGTTTACGATGCTAATAACATGCCAACGTATTTTAACAACGGTGGTAGTGTTGAGGTTATGGGTGTTTGTGATACTAACGACCCAATGGGTGTTAACCTTGGTGAAAGTGGTGGCTATGGAACCACAGGTAATGGCACGGCTTCAAGTAGTGGTCAAGGACGACACGCTAGATGCGCTCCAGTGTTTAGGACTAAGTACAACACAACAACGTATGACGTTACGAACAACACTACCAACACTAATGATAAGTGGGTTTTAAGAACCGTATTTAAATTAGATTCTAATAGCTGGGTAAACACAGCTCCAACAAAACTTGATGAGATAACGTTAAGGTTTTATAATTGGAATCAAACTACAGCTAGTAGAATATACGTTGATAAAATTATTTGTAAAAAAGTTTCTTATATAAATGGCACTGGCTCCGCTACAAGTTGGGATAGAGCTATTTATGGTGATACTGATCACCACTTGCAAATAAATGCTTTTACAGAGTCAAAGTTATACTACCGTCAAGGAATGCTTTGTTATGATGAGTGTAAATCAGGAAATAATTATCTAAACGGAACCTCTGGTTGGAGAGAAAGTTGGTGGAATCAAGTTTTTGCTGCTGGTAAAGAGATCACAAATACTGGTAGTGGTTGGATACTTAACTTTAAATTAGCTGCAAATCCAAAAACAAATGCGTTCAATGGTAGACTTGGCGTTAAAGTTACTGGGCCTCCTGGAGATCCATATAATGCTAGTTTAGGAGCTACCGAGTTTACTGGGTTCTTAGCACAAATAGAACACGAGGGAGATTATAAGATTAAATTCAATATGACCGGTACTAAAGACGGTGATTGGAGTATTGAAGATGATAATGGCGCTTACGCTGCTCCGTTTTTCAAGGAGTATGGTGATGCTGGTTGGAGTAACACTAACCAAAGTGCGGGCGTTGCAAATTCAATTGGGTTTTACAACTCTGACACTACCCCTCTTTCTTGTGGTGTTTCTGAGATTTACCTAACACAATCAGAAACTATATTCTCTGGAGGTCAGGCTGGTTCTTGGAATTTTAACGGCTTTGACTCTACTTCTGAACAATTTATAACGTGGGATAGGTATTGGCCTGATGGTATGGTTGGTACTGACGGAGTTGATGGTAGAATACAGTTTTCGAACTGTCCTAATTTCGATTCTAGTTTTGGTAATGGAAACGTGATGATATCTGCTAATCAATATATAGATAAAGTTATAAATAGATATGAGAAATATGAAATTAGCTTTAACTTTAAAATGGAACAATATGTAGATATCAACGGCACTCTCACGCCTGTTACTGGTACTGGTATGATGCATATGTATTACTTTAACGGTTCTGGTTATGGTTTTAGAATAAATGATATTGGTGACGGTAATTCAACCAACATGAATAACGCTAATTACACAAAAACAGCTGTTAATGACGGTGCCGGGAACTTCATGTGGTGGAGAGTAACTAAAATTGTTGAAATTGGTGCTGATATTGCTTACTCAGAGTACCAAGACCAAAATGTCGAAGCTCTTAGAGATACTTTAGTTATTAGAAGAGATGGTAGTGACCCTAATGATTTAACAGGTTGGATAGATGATATATCTATGAAACGTGTTTATGACGTGGAGATGACTCCGGGTCCAGATGGAATACCTGGAAATGATGATGATGTACCTGTTTATCCAGAGACAACATTAACATTTAGCGAAGATGTTAAAGGTTGGACTAGCTTTAAGTCTTTTATACCAGAAGGTGGTTTAAGTGTATCTAAAAAATACTTCACGCTTAAAGACGGTTATTTATATCAACACCACAAACCGCTAAAGCTAAACGAAGATAATGTACACTGGGACGATTGCAACTATAGTGATGCTGAAAATTACAACCACTTTTATGATCACCTACCAGTTTCACAGCATAATTACTCTGAAATAGTAGCTGTTATAAACGTAGAGCCAAACGTTGTAAAAACGTTTAAGACAATAAACTACGAGGGTAGCCAAGCTCAAGTCAACAACCCAGGCGGAGCTGCTTTAGCAAATCCAAAACTTGTAAACCAAAACAATGCTATAGCGTGGGCTTTAAATGACCACACCACAGGTTCATACCCTAACGTTGATGGTTGGAAATGTGTAGATATGAAGACAGATATGGACGACGGTGTATTATTAGACTTTATTAAAAAAGAAGGTAAGTGGTTTGGTTATATAAGAGGCAAGCAAATTACTGGTAAACTAGATGCGTCAAAATTTAGCGTTCAAGGTATTGGAAAAATAGGTAGTATTAACAATATATCACCAACATCAACCGAGGGAGATCCTTATTAACATTTGAAATAGTAAAAATAAACAATAACAGACATTTACAATATGGGTAAAATAACTAATTTATTAATGGATACCTCTTTAATGGGTGTGAACGCTGAGAGCAGGGTTTTCACCGTGAAAGGTAAGCGTGATTCCGAGTTTACTGTATTCGTTGTTGAAGATGGTACATCAAAGTATTATAATTTTGAAACCGATTTATTTGAACTAGGTCACACGTCAAAAAATAACTTAAAAGTTAAAATGTCTAGTTCTTCTTTGTATAGACATGTTATCGACTTTCCTAGTGGTGGTGGGACTTATGTAATTAAACTTATAGCTGAAGATGGAACTTTTGTAAAAATAAATAAAAAAGTAATTTCAAAAAATTTAGAAAAACAAAGTGATGAAAAAACTATAACCTTTAAACCAGCAACACTAAACGCTAGCAACTACTCTACTTTTCCTACTTTAACCTCAGTAGGCTCGGCTAATCAGGGAGCGAGTTTAAGTGGTAGCTTTTTAGTGGAAAACGCATCTACAGATGCTGGTGGATTTGGGTTGAAGATTGATACAGCTAATTTTGTAAAGTTTAATAACGATCCTACAAACGGTTTCGAAGGGTATATTGACAGGGAGGTATTTCAAAAGTTTTGGTATGTACAATCCACAAAAGCTATAACCGTAAATTTAAATGGAAACAGCTTAGATACGAGGTACGTGACAGCCGCAAATTCAGACGGTATATCGGTTGGTATGGAATTGCTTTACCACAAAGCAACAACAACACCTGTTAACGAAGCTGCACAAGCTGTAGAAAACGTATATATCACAAATATAACAGAGGGTTTAGATGAGGTTATTATAGAATTTAACAAAGAAGTAGCTTTTGAAAACGGACAAACGATGACGCTTAGGGCTTATGGTAGTGAAAGTATTTACCTAAACACGGGTATTAAATTCACTGCGGATTCAGGGTGTTATATTTATGCTCCGACTCTTGTAAAAACAGTTAGGGCTGATTCAGCCGGTGGCTCGTCACAAACTATAACCCTAAACGACACTCACGGTATATCTGGTGGTAACACTATATCGTACACAGGTCTCGATGTAGATAACTCTAGTGATAATAAAGTTAGTGTTGTGACGCCAGACTGTCCTGACTTAACAAGTTCTGGAGCGTTGGATAATGACGGGGCTATAACCGTTCAATTAACACAAGCTTTAGGAAAGGGCACATTATTAACATTTAAAGGCATTTACAATCAGTTTACAATGGTATTTAACGCAACAATAAGTAAACACCCGGAATCTAATACAGATATTTTATTTGATTTAGATAAAATAATTACAGTGGGGGTTTCTGGATCATAAAAATAAACAATGGAAATTACATTTAATAAAAAAAGAAATAGCTCATTACAAGTTCACGATATATTGCACTACGCAACTGTTGTAAATGGAGTTACTACCAAGCCAGAGGTTTGGGGTGAGATAGTAGATATGTATGACGAAACATCTGGTAGTTTTAAGGTCATGACAACTCCTAGTGCTGATATTATATCAAATTACGGCACTACAATAAATGACAATACATATTTTCTATTTTCAAAAAACATTAAAGTAAACGAGTCTAGTCTAAAGGGTTATTATGCAGATGTGACTCTACAAAACCATTCTAAAAAAAGAGCGGAGCTTTTTGCGATTGGATCAGAAATAGTTATTAGTAGTAAATAAACGGCAAAAAGTGTGACTATAAATACACTTAAATCAAATTAAATGAGTGATAACATAACTTTTAGATCCTTTAAAGAAGGAGACTATGAAACATGTGTTGATTGGTGGAAATGGTGGTGGGGTTCTTTTGACGCAGAACCAATAAGAAGAGGTTTTCTACCGAAAGATGAGAGATGTTTTATAATTGAAAAAAACAACACACCTGTTGCGGCTACTTTTCTAATATTATCATATGACATACCAGCTGTAGCTTGGACAACATATTTGGTTTCGAATCCAAAATACAGAGAAAAAGATAGAAGAGAGTTAATAGAAACGTTGATTACTAACGTAGAAAAAGAAGCTGAAAAATATGGTGTGCTACAGCTATTCACTGTTTGTGGTGATAAACATATATCAGACATACATAAAAACTTAGGGTGGGATATGTCACCGGCTAGATATGAGGCTTTCAAATATCTAACAAACAACTTGAAAAAAATAGATAAAAACTATGGGGAAAAACGCTAAAAATAAACAAAATCAGCTTAGCGAAAAGATGTTCGATGCTACTGAGGCGCAGCTGAAAAGATATAACGAAGAACAAACCGTACAGAGAGAACTTTTACAAGAACAAAAAGATAAGTACAGACAGTTTGAGTTTAAAAACCCTTACGCTGATATGAAAAATCAGTTTGCTGGGATGGAGAACTTCTATGAAGACATGCAAGTCGACATGCGTGCTGCTAATTTTCAGAAAGAGCAAGGGCAACAACAAAGAGCTAACATAATGCAAACTTTAAGAGGTTCTGCTGGTAGCTCTGGTGTAGCTGGTTTAGCTCAAGCTATGGCAAATCAAGGTCAATTACAAACACAGCAAATAGCGGCTGGTATATCCCAACAAGAAAGACAAAACACGATAATGTCTAGACAAGGAGCTATGACTCTTCAACAAATGGAAAGACAAGGTGCTGGACAAGCAGATATGACAGAAAGAGGTGGTGCTGCTATGGTTCAATCAGCTGAAATGGGTAGGCAATCTACCTTGTTAGGTATAGAGTATGGTGGTATGGCTGGTGCGAATGCTGGCGTGCAATCGGCTTATGCAAATCAAATGGCTGGTTTTGGTGCTCAAGCAAGTATGCTTAATTCACAAGTTGGTGCGGCCGCACAAATAACATCGGCTGGTATCCAAGGTGCAACTAGTATGTCTGATAGAAAACTTAAAAAGAACATAAACAAAATTGGTGAATCACCTAGTGGATTAAATATATACAGTTTCGAATATAAAGATTCCAAATATGGTAGAGGATTGTTCCAAGGTGTAATGTCTGATGAAATTCCACAAGAAGCAGTTGGAACAAGAGATGGTTACGATACGGTAGATTACAGTATGTTAGACGTAGAATTTAAACAAATATAGATATGGCAGTAAATTTAAATCCAGGAGCAGATCAAACTTTAGTCGCAGCAGCTACTAAAGCGGCCATGGCTAATGTACCTAAAGATCTTAGTGGTACTTTCGAATCTATGGCTTCTGAGTACGGTAAAACTATGCGGGCTGTTGGTGAGAGCTTTGCTTCAGCGGCCAAAGAGGTTGGTAAAATTGGTGGAGGTTTAGTTAAAAAAGCTATTGAAAACCAAAGCAACATAACGAGTGGTGATCGTTACACTTTAGAGACAGAGATAGAAGTGCAAGGACCGGAGACTGAAAAGCAAAGTAAAGAAACCGTGGGGAAAGAAGGAGCGCCCGGGTGGTCTGTAACCACGGATACTAGTGATGACCCAGTATCTGACAAAAATGCTTTAGGTAAAAAAACTAAAAAAACAACTATAGGTGACGAGTTGAGATCTATAAGAAAAGAGTTGAGCAGTTTGTATTTAAAAACAGACAAGAAAAGTAGAGCGAGAAAAAACGAGTTAAGAGCTCAAAGAGAACAGTTTACAAACGATATAAAAATGCTTGATGACGCTCGTAACATAACTGATGATCAACTAACAAGTGGTAATGTAAACTTCCAAAACACTGGAAAGCTTAATTTAGCCTTTAAACAAGGCATGAACGCCCTTGGTACAAAAACTGGTACTATTGATGAAGGTGAATTTGAAGGATATAAACTAGTGCCTTCTCGTGATAAGAACGGTAAAATGGGTTTCATGTTGAAAGACAAGCAAGGAAACTTTGTCACAGGTGAGGATGAGAACGGTAACCCAATAACTGGTGGTGAAAAACCACACTTCGTGTCAGCTCCAGAAACAAAAAACTTATTGGAAATGAATATGGATCAAAAAATATTAGATCCATTACAGAAAAAAATTAATGCTCAATTAAACTTTGGAAAACAAAACATTGAGTACATGGGTAATCAACTAGTAAGCTCTTTTAGGCCTGTTCTTGACAACGAGACAACACTTCGTCAACTTTCTGACGTTAGACTTGGTGATGACTCTAAAACGTTAAGAGAGCATGTTAATGGTGAAAGCGAGTATTCAGCTGAAATATTTGCAGAACTTAGCAGTGTTGATTTAGCTAGTATGGGTGTGGATGAAATGGCTGATGGTAAGGCTGGTTATACTGAAGCGGATTTTGTAGGTAATAATGTTGCCGTAAGTAATTTTAAGAAAGTGAGAAGTGCTACTTTTGACAAAACTAATCCTAATTACGATGATGGTTCTCATCTTAGGAAATTAACTGAAAAACATATATATAGAACAGGTGAGCTAATGCACGCTGTTGGTAATAAATTATACACGCCACCGAACAACAACAACAACAACAACAACAACAATTTAGGTAAATCTTACATTGACTCTGCTAAGTCTTATGTTTCTTACGAAGATCAAGACAAAAAAGTAAACCAAGCTAAAGCTGGTCAAACTCTTTATGATTGGCAAGGTTTTAAATATACTACCACTGATGGTGGTAAAACATATACAGATCCTAGTGGTCTTAACGAGCCAACCGCAGACGTACTGAGTGGAACTAGATTTGGACTGAGCAATAGACTTGGTGGTATTACATTTGGTGGAGGTAGTGGCGATGGTAGTGGTGGTGGTGGTGCTATTGCAACGAATTATACGAGAAAATACGGATTTGGAACTGGTAAACAAAACGTTAAAGCGCCAGATATACTATCGGCTTTACAAAGTTTTCCCCCATCGTTTACTTATGGATCGGGAGGTGCACAACCTAAAACAACAGGTGATTTGGAAGAGCTTTTAGGCAAGATAACAACCAATCCAGATCTCAAGAAAAAATTGATAGATCATTTAAACAAAGAAATGGGATCAAATATTAGTGCGAGGTTTTTAGATGATATGATAGAAGATTTAATTGGTAACGAAGTAACTAAGAAAAAACTTAAATAAATATGGCTGATAACTACACGTTAGATGGTGATAATTATACTCAAGAAGAGGTTTTAGAAGCTGCTGAAGCTAAAGGCTTAACTATAGAAAATTACATTAGTGAATATTATCCTGATGATATTACGGGAAAGACAGACGGCTCCTCGGACGAGACCCAGATGATGGAGTCAAACGATACGGATTCAGGGTCGGGAAGTGGTTCGTCGGGATCAGTTCAAGATAGAACTGTACAACCAAATATTGTAATACCAGAAATAATAGGTGATACTCCAGATTTAACGATGGATGATATTACTATGACTGATGTAGAAAGAGCTGAGTTTGATCGTAAAGCTGAAGAACAACGTCAAAAAGGAATTGAGGGTCAAAAACTTTATTTAAGAGAAAAACAAATAAAAGATAAAACAGGTCTTTTACCTTCTGACTATCCCAGTCTTATAACTGGTACAGAATGGCAACACCAACCGAAAGACGTGTCATACATGGCTTTAGACGAGAAGGGTGGGGCAGAAGTTAATACATATGAGCAAGTTGATTTAGAAAAAATGGAAGAGATAACGGCTAATGTTACTTCTGAATATAGAAACGCATTTAATTCTTTGATGTCTGACGAGCTTGAAACGCTGCAAAATTACGCTGAAGATCCTATGACTTATGAAAATGAGTTAAACAAAACGCACGATCAAGTGTTTGCTACAATGCAAGAGAAATATCCAGGTTTAGATAAACGAGCTTTTATGGACATAGTCGGAAAAGGGGGTGACGGATTGTTTCAAACAGCTTTGAATAAAGTAACTGCTGAAGACAAAGAAAGGGATAATGCTGAGAACTTAATAGGCGCTACGACTCTAGATGAAGATGTTTACAAACAGATATTTAATCAAACTAGTCAAAACTTTAGTGAAAAAGAATTAAAAAAACAAGAATTAAACACTTTAATAAGAAAGAAAAATAGAGATTTAATTAGACTGCAAGAAGAAGGTGGAGACGCTAATGAAATAAAAAGACTAACATCAGAAATAAAAACCCATAAAAATGATATACAAAAGCTAGCAACAACAAAAACCACTATTTCCACTGGTCAAGGTGGGTTGGGTGCTTACACTAAGCAGATTGAGGTTGTGGATAAGAAACTTGCTAGCTCGTACATGGATAACGAAACCACTGAGTATCGTCAAGAAAAGATAGATAAAGCAAAAAAAGATCTCGATGGAACTTTACTTACCCAAGTACAAGAGCAAAAAATTAAAAATCCTAAATTAACAGATTTTGAGGCACATGAGTTACTGTATAAATCTAAAGCCTATAACTTACAACAACTTTGGGCTACTGGCAATACAGAGACGGTTAATTTAAAGTTCAACGGTGGTTCTGCGCCAGACCTATATAAAAAACTAATTGAAAGCGGTCACATAAGTAAAGAGCAGCAAAAAAATTATACTAAACTTGATTTAAACGTTCCTATTAAAACTTTGTTTGATGTTGGTTATGACGGTAGGGATTTTAAAGGACTTAGTAACACTCTAGGCTACAACATTGGCATCAAAGAAGATGATAGAAAAAAATTACTAAACTACGAGTCAGCTGTATATAGAAACAAAGGCGAGCTAGAGTTGCTACATGAGTTAACATACGTAAACAATGATCCCGCTACGTTTGACAGAAGAGGTTTTGTTGGAGAAGTTGCTAGAGCTGGATTGTCAGCTACACTTACTCACTTCACAGATATTAATCCAGTCGAGGCAGACAAGTTAGCGTCGCTTGGACCAGGAGCTACAGAATCTAAAATGCTTGAAGAGTTTGAAAAACTTGGAAACACTTATAACGAAACATTTAAAAATGAAATAGCAAAGGGAGAAATAGACAAATTAGGTTTTACTCCAGATCAATTAAAAGCTATAGAAAGAACTTTTGGTGAAGAAATTGGTGAAGGCTTTGGACATTTTGTTCCGATGCTTATAGAACTTGGTGTTATATCTGCCGCTACAGGTGCTACTATGACGGCTACGGGAGCGTCAAGAGTGCTAGCTGGTATGAAAAACGCTGGTGGTTGGAAGAAAACTCAATACCATGCTATAATGACAATGATTGAGGAGGGTAAAATGTTCACCGCAGGATTTGATCCTGGTGCTGGTGCTGGTTTTTATGCTGGTGGCCAATTAACTTCTGGAGTTACGCCGTTTAAAAAACGATTTAAATGGATGGATCCACTTTTTCAAAAAGTTGTAAAAGGTGGACCTGTTGGTGCTACCTCAGCTCAAATAGCGTTTAACCTAGAGACGGGAATACAAGATTTATTAGGTAATAAAGATTTTCAAGCTACATTTGATAAACATTATGGTGACTTAACATTTAAAGATGTTATAGTGGAATCTATAGTTTTTAGTATTGCTGGGGCAACACACGCTAAGAAAACCGATTTTATGTCAACTAGGCGTAAGTATGACGCTATGACAGAGTTGAAAGACAAAATGAACGAGCTTATTGAAAAGCCAACCGGTGAACTTGGTAAAGAAGGCGTTAACAGAGCTTTGGAAACAGCTTTTACCACGGGGCCTGATGGTAAAATAGTTCGTACTCGTCCAGAGGGATACGAGATGATGAGTAAAGAACAACAAACCAAATGGGAGGCTTTAAATGAGGCATATAAAAATTTAGATCAAATGACTAAGGTTGAAACTACAGCCATAGAGCTTGATCCTAACAATAAAGACTTTGAATCTAATGTAGATAAAATGTTTACTCAACCTATAAATGAAACCTTAAAATCTGTAAACAAAGAATTTGAGGGTTTTAAAGTTGAGTTTACTGAAAACGCAAAAGATGCTAGATTTCCCGAGGGTGCTGATGGCGCTGCCTTTATACCTGGTAAGGGTAAAGATCCTGGAACCGCTTTATTCTTAAAAAGTAAATTTACACCAGAAAAAATGACGCACGAGGTATTGGGTCACGCTGGTCTTGAATCTTATTTTAACCGTAATCCGCAGGCGGAAGTTAAGTTTAAAAAAAATATAGGTAAATTATTTGAAAAGTTTGATTTTCAAGCTTATGATGGAACACCGCTTGGTGAGTTTATAAAGAAAAACTATAGTAAAGAAATTGGTAAAGGTAATAATATAGAGCCTAGAGAATTCTTTGCTTACATGTTTGAGTTATTAACAGATCCAAAAATATATTATCAAAAAGTAGCTCCAACATTTTTTAAAGAAGCTAAGCAAGAGTTATTATCTGTACTAGAAGAATCTACAGGTATGAAACCTAAAATTAGAACAGCAAGACAATTTGTTGATTATATAGGTAGATTATCTATGGATGCTAGGAGAGGTTTAAATATTCAAGCTAAAGTAGCGAGGCTTGGCGATTTAGATGATATTAGTTTTCTTGGAATTGAATTTGTTGAAAATAATAAAAAATTAAAAGATCAACAAGCACTTGGCTCTAAAGATTTAAAAGGTGATAAAGCTAAGTTGGTAGAACAAAACATTGAACTTGGTAAAAGCAAACCAGAAGGTTGGAGAGAAAAAATGGATAAAAATGTTGCTAAGATAAAAAATCTTAATAAAAACATTGAAATATCTGAAAGTAACGCTAAAGAAATAGCTAAATATAAAGAAAGAGAAGCCAAAGGTATTGATCCTTCTATACAGCTTCAAAAACTTAGAGAAAATAATATAGGTATATTAAATGATTTTGTAAACAAAAACTATAAAGATGTACCTGGCTCTGGTTTAACAAAAGCTGAGTTTAAAAATTATGTTGAGAACAATGAATTCTTAAAAATAATCAATAGTTATAACGTGGATTCTGGTGTTCCATTTGGAGCGTATTTAAGGCAAAACATAAAACTTAGAACTGGTAATATACTAAAGGCTTTAGGTGTTGATATGGAGTCTAAAATAAAAACAGTTTCTTTAGACGCTCCAGAGGCAATGCAGCTTGAAACAGGTGCCGCTACAGAAAGAGCTCAAGAAGCCGGTGGAACAAAAGGTATTGAACTAGTTTACGAGTTACCAGTAAAGCAAAAATCTATAGATGCTATAAAAAATAAAATAGAATCTTTAGACTTTGAAAAACTTGACTATAAAACTTTAAAAGACCAAGCTCCAGAGGCTACTAAAGAAATGTTTGGAAAGTCTAATGCCAATAAAGCTAAATTTATTACTGATAACTGGAAAACTATACACGATCTATTGCCACAAAACACTTCTCAGATTACGGGTAAAGCCACTGGTATAGAAAATAGTATATTAAAAGATTTTTACACAAAAGGCAATAGAGTTAAAATGGCTAAGACTGGAAGCAAGCAAGGTTTAACTATTCAAGAAAAAATACCTATGACCAAAACTGAGTTTTTAAACAAACTTGGTATTAGAGAAAAACTTGATGGTACTATAGATATTAGTAGTATGAATAGAAATATTAAAACATCTACAATACCAGCTATAATAAACCAAACTGGTAAAGCTATAACAAACCAAATTGTAAGAAGAGGATTAAAAGAAAACCCTTCTTATAACTTTAAAGTTAACGCAGAAACACTAGCAAACCAAATTGGTTCTGGAAAATCAGAAGCATTAGCTAGTAAATTAATAAAAAACTTTTCAGAAAAGTTTGATATACCTCTTGAAAAAACTCAAGATATATTTTTAAACTATGCTATAGGAAACAAGTCACTTGTTGAAAAAAAATATAAAAATTTTTTAGATAAGTTTAAAGATTACGAATTTTTCTCTGACCCACGTCAAGCTGCCCTATGGTCTGCTGTTGAGGTTGAAGGATTAAAGGGTAAAACTACAGCTACTAAATTCATGGGTGACTTTAACACTTATTGGGATAATTTTAAAGGTGAATTACCAGATGGTATAACCGTTAAAGACATGAAAGCTTTAAAGCCAAAAGCTTTTTATACTGAGTCTAAAGGAAACGTAGCGGTGGATGTTAAAAGGTTAAACAAGCATGTTGATTTATCAGTTGAGTTTGCTAAAATGCTACCTAAGGGTTTTGAAAAAAGCTTAACGCTTTTTGATCAGTTAATAGGTCTTCACCAAAGGGTAACAATGGAGAAAGAGGGTAGACAGGTTAAGTTTGCCGACACAATAGACGCTGTAACAGGTAAGAAAGTACCTGAAATACAAGGTGATTTCAAGGGTTTTATAATGGATTCTAGAGATGGTAGCGCTATAGTAAACCAACCGTTTACTAGGGGTAGAGAAAGAGCATTAGAAAATTTAGGTAAAAACGTTAGTGATCTTTGGAAGGGTATTGAAATTAAATTTAAATCAGCTTCAACACAAGAAAAAGGACAAAGAGAATTGGCTAAAGCTGGTGGTGACTTCAAAAAACAACTAGAAATAGCAGAAAAGTATTTTACGGAATTAGACAACAAAACTAAAGAAGATATTTACTTTGCTATTGAAGCCACAAAACAAGAGTTTATAGAAGCAGGTAAAAATAAACAAGAGAAGTTAGACAGGATGGAGTGGATGTATAATGTTGCTAGAAGTAACACTAACCTACGTATGGGTGTTAGACAAACTGTTCCCGTTAAATACGTGTTATTTCCAGAAGGACCTATCACTGAAGGAAAAATAAAGTTGGAGCACCTGAAGGCTATGGTTACCCAATCTATTCAAACAGCTAACTTAGTCGCGTCTGGTACTTTTAAAAAAGCTGGTAAAGAGGCTGTTTCTGATTTTATAGGAATAACATCGACAAAAGACCTATTAGATATTGTTGACGCGGAGGGCGGTTTAACAAACACGTCTGGTTTGTATAGAATGGCTTTATTAAACCACCACGTTTTATCTCAATATAGATCTGTTGAAAGTGGGTTTAAAAGAACTTTGCTTCAAGATATTATGTTAAAGTTTGAAAAAGAAGTTGGACCTAAAAAGTTTAAAGAATTACAAAAAGCAAATAAAGGCGTTGAAAAACGTATGACCGAGCAATTAGCTGAGGTTGGTTTTGCTTCTAAAGATCTTACTCGTGGTGAAAAAGAAAGAAGAATTAAAATTATCGACAACGCTATTAAATCTGGTAGAGACAAAAAGAAAGAAGCTAGAGGTATGTCTACTTTTGATTTTGACGAAACTTTAATTGATAAAGGCGAGAACTTTATAATAGCTAGAGAGCCTAATACTGGTAAAAAAGTTAAAATTAGTTCTGGTAACTGGCCATTAGAAGGTCCTAAGTTTGCCGAACAAGGTTATACTTTTGATTTTAAAGATTTTGTAAAAGTGAGAGGTGGTACTGAGGGTCCTTTGTTTAAAAAGTTTAAAGAGCGTTTGGAAAAGTTTGGCCCTGACAATATGTTTGTGCTTACAGCTAGACCGCCTGAAGCTGCCACAGCTATATATGGTTGGTTAAAATCAAAAGGCGTTGAAATCCCTTTTGAAAATATAACAGGTTTAGGTAATAGTACTGGAGAAGCAAAGGCAATGTGGATGCTAGAAAAGTTCTCAGAAGGCTACAACGACATGTACTTTGTTGATGATGCTATGCCTAACGTTAAAGCTGTTAAGAGAGTTTTAGATCAATTAGATATTAAATCCGATGTTCAACAAGCTTTAGCTAGCAAAAACCTAGGTAAAGACGTTAACAAAATAATGGAACACTCTTTAGATATAGGTTCTGAAAAAGTATTCTCAAAAGCTGAAGCTAAAGTTAGAGGTAAAGATATCAAGCGTAGAAGAGTATTTATGAGAGATAGTGCTGCTGATTTAGAGCTTCTTATAGAGCCTTTATACGGAAAGGGTAAAGAAGGTATTAAAAATAAAGAATGGTTTAAGAAAGAGTTTGTAATGCCATTTGAGAGAGGTGTAAGAGATTACAACACGGCTAGACAATCTGCTAAGAACGATTATATGAGTCTTCGTAAGCAAAATAAAGATGTTGTAAAAGAAATATCTAAACCTGTTGAAGGAACTGCGTTTACTAATGACATGGCAATGAGAGTTTACCTTTGGAACAAAGCTGGTTATAAAATTCCAGATTTAGCAAAAACAACAGAAGCTAAGCTAGTACAACATATAGCAAATAATCCAAAGTTACAAGCTTACGCTGAAAATTTTGCTAGAATAACTAAACAAGAAAAAGGGTTGAAAGAACCAGGAGAAAACTGGTGGGGAGAAACAATGGCTGGTGAGGTTACTAATATAAATAGAGGTGTTAGTAGAAAACAACATCTTCAAGAGTGGATAGATGTAAAGAACGAGATATTTACTGAAGAGAACCTAAACAAGATGGAATCTAAATTAGGTACTGAGTGGAGAGAAAATATTACAGACATGTTTGACCGTATGGAAACTGGTAGAACTAGATCTTTAAAAATGGATAGAGGTAGCGCTGCTATGATGAATTACTTAAACGGAGGTATTGGTACTATTATG